GCCGGAACATGCGTCTAAGTTCATTAGTTGACGCTTCCCAATCTGAAGATGAACCGGTGGCTTTTGGATTGTGAATCTCAATATCTACAATACCGACCAAGTCGAACATTGCTACACCGGAAACTGCATTTAGATTGAATACAGGGTTAATAAATACTGCTTTCTTAGGTCGGTAAATCGTTACAGAAAGTCCAGCATCTGCAACAGCATAAGAAAACTGTACTGGTTCTTCTAGCTCAATAGTATTACCTGTTACGGACTTGATTCTTACACAGTCCTGTTTTTTGTAGTTCCACTGCGTTTCTGCGACTACGTTAGTAAGCAAGTACATTAAGTCACCCGCTTGCACACCCGAAGCACTTGTGAGATTTATCTGTGTTGCATAGCGTGTGATCGGTGCTGCTATTGTTGTTGTTATAACAACAGGGCTTTTTAGCTGAATACTTCCGGTGAAGTTGATAGGCTGATTATTAAAATCAATAACAATATCGTGCTGCAGCTCAATAGATTTAGTTGAGCTTACTGTGTATGGCACATCAGAAGCATTGAGGGTAATGTGGCTTGATGATGCTAGAGCTGTTTGCAATGCGGAAGATATTTCGGCATTAGACGTAAATTCACGAATAGATGTAGAGAGCTTTACAGCCTTGTTAAACTCTAGCTGATTATCACTAAACTGCTTTAATTCTGCATTAATATCGTGTTGATTTTTATCCCCATCAACCACAAAAGAAGCATCCCAGCCTTTATCTACAGCAATCTGCGCCAGTCGCTGCATGAGATAATTGTAGTATTCATCCAGCTGATCAAGCGCCACGCCTTGCTTACGAATCTCTTCCATAAGATAGGCTTGAAGCTCATCATCTCGATCATCAACATAAGCTTTTAAAGCGTCAATCCGGTTATGCAAAATCCAGTCAGCTACACCCAATTCCTGAAGCTTCCACCAGATGCGGTCAAACTCTTTATTGATTGCAGGCGGGCGAAATGAATTATTGTATGACTGGTAATCAGCAAGACGATTGAACGGCGTATTACGCTGCAACTTAATGAGTTTGCCATTACCCGGCGCAGCCCAGAAAACCACATTGCTTCCAGACAAATACCATTCGGTCGGCAGCACTTCTACATCATCAATCGTGACAATTAAGTGATTGGTTTCTTCACAGTCAAATCCCAATGCAAACGAGGTGGTTACCCCATTTGCTGTGTATTCTCGCAGCGGCGTTTGCTCTTGTACTGCCATGACTTACCCCTAATTTTCAAAGTCTAAAGTGGCTTCAACAACGCCACTGTTTCCTCTCCAATTAGGGCCTTCATTCACTTCGTTTGTTCTGTGTATTTTTCCGACGCGTTCTGGTGAATCGGTGAGTGTGCCTGCGAATGAATCTAAATAGTCATCTTCCTGATCGGTAATGGCCGGGTTGAACATTCGCATTTGTTTATATTGTACTGAGCTGTTTTCCCCTTCTTCTGGTGTATCAATTACAGACACATGCACCCAAACCAGACCTGATACCAACGGCCCTTCAATCGCTTCCAGAATCCGCTTATTTTTGGCACCGGTAGAGTGGTGCTCAACCACACCACAGCGTAACCTACGTGCCTTTAATGCGCCTTTAAGTGCCGCAGCTGCAAAGCCGCCAATGCCGTTGGTTTCAATCACGACACGCGGAATATGATACGTTTCGATCAAGTCACATAGCTGCCAGGCTTGGCCGCCAATGATCTCGCCATTCTCATTATGAGTGACCACCTCGCCTTTTAGGGCCACTGACCGGTGCCAGTATTTGTTGCCCAAGTCATCATGCAGTGTGACTGCAACAGCCGAAATATCCGATTTGATTTTTCCAGATGATGGGTCCCAGCGTGCAGTAATACCCACGATGCGGCGCTCGCCCAGCATCATGAAGTATTCACCATTAGCGCGCATCAATACCGGCTCACAGTCGTATGGAATCATCTTGTCTGGATCAAGACGCACATCACCGACAGGTTTAGCGTGCAGCTGATACTGTGAATCCCATTCGTTAATTGTTCGGCATTCACGGCGGCGTTCTTCCATAATGGCTGGCGTAAATCGCTCTGGCCACAATGCTTCGCTGTAAACGTCAATTAGGTAATGAGATTCATCAAAGGTGATTTTGTAGAAATGCCCGGTATAAACAACCTGATAATCTTCACCTTCTTTTAATAATTTTGATGTAGTACCGATGCCGCTAAAAACATAAACCGGCTTATAGTCCACCAGACATTCAATAATCTGCTCAAAGCGCTTTTCCTTCTCAAACATTTTGAGAATCAGGCATTTTGCACCGAGCTTTTTAATTCGCGTATATAGCGAGTCATGCGTATGCGGCGTACCTACAAAGAGCTTTTGCCCGCCAGGAATCAAGATGTGTGTTTGTTCAGACAGTCGATACAGCAGCTTTTCACGCGCTTCAGGTGTACCAATGTTGCTCGGCACTTCCACGTCATCATTCTGAATTTCATTGGCACGCGCACCAGTGACGTTAGATAAAATACCGCGCGCATGGATGGAACCATGACGCACATCAGTTGAGCCAGACACCCACCATTTTTGCGTTTCACCACGTGCCTTTTTAACACCAAAAAGCTGGCACAACGGATGGCGGTCCATGACCTGTTCAGTACCACGACTGACTTTATAGACATCTGGATCAGTTGCTCCCTGGTGCAGAATCAGGTGATCAGGATTGATGTATAGCTTCCATGCGTTATACACATCCAGAATTGTAGATTTACCATGTCCGCGCGGCATCATTAAAAGGCCAAGCGTGCCGTAGTCCTGCAAAAAATCACAGACTTCTAAATGAAAATCAGGAACTACCCAGTTAAGCACTTCGGCATAGACCAGGTAGAACGTAGCAAAATCTACTTTAACCACGGCTTAGCTCGGGCGCTCTGGTCGTTGCCCTCTGCGTTCCTCTAGCTTTTTGGCGACACTTTCCAGTAACTTCGCCGCCTGCTGCTCTGGTGTGATTGAACGTTCATCTGTGTTACCAGCCGTCAACTCATCATCATTCAGGATTCGCTTAATTTTCTCCATGCAGGACAAGGCTTCTTTTGCCCCTTTGTACAACCACACTTTGTCACCACGACCCTGCTTCGTGAACAAGTCCTGACCGTAGGCCTCTGTAATCAGGTCAACAGCATCAGATGAAGCCATCTCCAAAGAGAGCTGTAACTTCTCTTTAGTTTCCGGCTTTAAATGGCCTGTCTTTTTCTTCTCTGTCATAAAAAATCCCCCGCATATAAGGCATATATACAGGGGACTAGGAACGGCTTTGTTGGGTGTATTCCCTATTGCACAACACGCTCAAAATCAGGCGCTTGAATATCGCCCAAGTCATCACCCCAGAAGCGGGTCCGGTCATGCTGGCGCTCAGCTTTTCTCAAATATTTTTCACGGTATCCGGGTGCAATAATGTCCTGCATCTCGTCAAAGATCATGCGATTGGTTGCGGCCTTGGTGTACCACAAGTTTTGCGCCGGGATTTTGTTCTTCACCAAGCGGAATGCTTCATTGGCTGCATTGGTATCTTTGCCTTCGTAATACTGCGTAAAGTTGCCCACAGTTAAGCCAAGCACAGACTTCACATCTGAACCAAACGGCCCCACCATAAAGTCAGTAGCACTTCGGCCAGATGTATCGGTACCCGCCACAAGAATATCCCCAAGAATGGATAAGCCGCCGCCCTGAATGGCTGAACGCGTCAGAAAGTTCATAGTTTTCTGCGGTTCATCACTATCCCACATGGTTTGCGGATCATTACCATTGGCCAGTTCTTTTAGCTGCACCACCAGCGCGCCCAGCAGTGTGGTCATTGCAAATAGTGAAACACCGTAGGCCGCCTTGCCTTGCAATGTCGGCTGACTCATTGCACGTGAGCCGTGACGCATTAAAAACGCTGCCGGGAAGGATTTGAACTGCAGCATTGATTTTAGAATCTCGCCCATTCCTGTGCCCTTCTTCTGCCCTGCACTCATCCATGTACGTTCACGCAGGCCGGCTTCAACTACAGCCATGCCCTGTTCATCCATCAAATGTGCCTGGAACTGGCTGGCAACCTCATCGCGCACTCTGGCCGGATCACCAAAGGCTTTTAATTTATCATCCGGGATTTCATAAATTGAACGTGCCGACATCAACTGATTGCCTTTGCGGTCCACCACCGGATCAGCCAGGCGCATCACTTCCCAAGCGCGTTCACTCAGGCCGGTATTTTGCATGAGTTCACGATCCATTGGGTCCAGGTCTGCCCATGCTTTAGATCGAGTTAAACGGCCGTACTTCTCCATCATCATTTTAGAGAAGCCGACTTTGCTGGCAGCGGTCAAGGCATTCAGGCCGGAAATACGCATAACTTGTGTGGCCAAGCCACTGGATACGCGTGCCAGTTTTTGTGACTTGCCATGCACCGAGGTCAGGCCATCATCCGACCAACGGGCAATACTGCCGAGCATTTCCTCTGTGGCCAGCCCCAAGCTGTGCGCCAGCTCCCGATCCTGTTTGTTTTTCGGGTTAAGCTGTGACAGCAACTCACCAAAGGTTTTACGGTAGGCAATGCCGTGAATAGATGCGGTTTTTGCAATCATGGCCTGATCGGTGACGGATGATAATGTGGTGCCGCCCAACATGGATGCCACGTTCATTGAGCGGTATGCCAGCCCCATATTGGCCAACACTTCGGATTGTGGTGTGTTCTGCCCGGTGAATTCGTCAAACATGGTCTGGGCGCGTTTGCGTGATTTTGCAGTTGTGTCAGCATCTAAGCCCTTTTGCCAGTCCTTTTGCTCTGCCGCATCCATCAAAATACGCATGGCGTTCTTTGGGCTGCTACCTAAGTTTTCCACCATGGCAATATCTTTGGACAGGCCGCTGATGTGCGCTTCAACCAGGTCCACAAACGGCATACCGCCAAACTCGGCCTGGTATTCCATCCATGCATCCGCATCTTTGAAATGCAGCACCCGGCTTTCACTGTGGCGTGATGTGACTTTTGAATTACCGCCGAAGGACTGGCGGCCAATTTCGGTTTTATTGGCACCGTTACTGCTGAGCGTATCGAATGAATATTCAAGTAGTTCACGGATCTCTTGCTGTGAATAGAATGAACCATCTTCATGCACGTATTTTGAAGTGTCGATCAAGCCTTCTGCTTTCTGCACCCATGCCTGTTTCCCAGCTAATACAATCTTTTCCAGGCTATGCGTCTGCGGTAATCCCCAGTCATCCAGCTTGCCAATGTCACCACCAGCCCGGTTAAAACGCTCACGCATACCTTCAAAGACTTCGCCCATTTTGTCGCTGATCTTCTTGGCCAGCGGATCGCCAGTGTTATCACCAAAACGCTCACGGACAATTTTTTGCACCAGTTCCTTATCGGTAAATACACCTAAGCCGCCTTTGATGTTTGTATAGAAGTCCACCAGATCACCACGGTAAATGGATGCAATTGCACGCGCTTTGGAGTCAATCGACTGAATGCCAGACATATCACCATGCGCCGCAACCATTCGATCCACCACCTCACTGGCTGATAAGGTTGGGTGATCCAGCATGGCAAGGTTTTTGTTTTGAGTGAGAATATCGCGTGCAGCAATGGCGTGTTTTCGTTTTAGCTGATCCTGAATATCTTTCGCCACAAATTCACCGGCACGCGCCAGTTTGTCTGCATCGGATAAATTGCGCCAGGTCTGCATGTCCTGTCTAGCCAGTGACTTCATTGCATCTTTGATGCGCTGTTCAATCTGCTGCGCTTCCTGCTGGCTGAGTTGCGGCTTACCCAGTGCTTTGGCTACCGCTGCTTTGCATTGGTCTTTCATAATAAAAATGCCCAGATAATTTTCATCATCTGAGCATTAGTTAGAGTTCGGTTTGTTGGGTGATGGTTATATAAGGTTTAAAATCTCGCCTAATTTTAAATCAAATTTATTAGCGGCCTTTTTGCCCCCAATTTCCATGAATCTACCTATTAAATGATCCGCGCGTAAGCGTATGGTTTCGCTATCAAATAAAGCCAATACGCAAGGAAACTCGCTTGATTTAGCATGATGATCTTTGTGGCTCATGGTCATAATAGATTTAGCGTTACCCGCATCCTCAATAAAAACATACCCAATAGTTTTCGTTCTACGGTATTCAAAAAACAAAAAGTTGTTTTTTATCTGCGCAGCGATGGGATATGTACCGCAGGGCAAGCTGTTTAATTTTTGGAGTAGATTCATTTTATTCTGCACCTCTGCAACACCTGAAAAGAAGTGCGGAAAGTATTCAGGTTAAATACCTTTCGGGAGCGACCCTATCCGCTTAATCATTAAACGATTTATTCCCCAAACTGTAAAGCACAACTAATGGCTGTTTGTGCGGCAAGTGTATCTTCCTGCGCCTGACGTGCTTCAGCTTCCAGTTCATCCAATCGTTCACGCAAAGTCATAGTAATTTCTTCCTTTTCTCCATCTGGTCGCATGCGACTGACTGAAATCTGTTGCTCAGGATTCTGCATGATGATATCCAAAGCGGCTGATTCTTCCGGCCCATCACCAAACAATGAACCCTGACGCGGATCGCCCATAGCTTC